ACCTTCGTAGCGTCGGGGGTGATGATCTTGATGAACACAAGGACAAACATCGCGATTGCGGCTTTGCCAGACAAAGCGCCTGCGGCTTGCAACGCGCCGATCGCTGCGGCGTCGATTGCTGCGAACTTCGTAGTCATCTCCGCTGCGCGGACTTTGCAGAACGTCCACACTTTGCTGGGCAGAGCTTTTAGTTTCTCAAGCATCGGGCAGCCCTTTCACGCAGGTTGCGGCTTCATCTCTACGGCGCACAATAAGGCCCGGCATGATCTGGCCCCGCGCCGTTACTCTCCAGCCTATAAACCGCGCGCAGCCCTCTGTCCACTCCCCCGCGTTGAACGCTTTCGCCATTGGCGAACGGCAGAACGCAGAGGTTCCGGCGTTGTAGCTGGCGTCAAGGGCGGCCTCGAAGGCAGAAGGCCGAGTGGCGAGGGCTGGGGCGCATTTGAGGATCTGCGGCGCGTAGTCTTTGGTGAGACGGTTCGCCAGCATTGCCTGGCACTGCGCCCTGGTAAACGTCACGCCCCATAAGACGTTGCGCGTCTCCCCGATGCACTCGGTGGAGACGCCGGCCGGATCTCTGTAGGCGTGGGGCACTATCCGCTCGAAGCTAGTCGTGAACGGGATAGTTGCTGCCACGACCGCTGCGATTGCGAGCCCTGCGGCTGGCGCGCGCTGCGTCATTTCTTTTTGCTTTTGCCCGCTTCAGACAGCGCAATGGCGATAGCCTGCTTACGGTCCTTAACCTTCGGGCCTTTCTTGCTACCAGAGCGGAGCTTGCCCTCTTTGTATTCTTTCATGACCTTCTCAGTCTTGCCGGCAGCTTTCTTCATTTCAAGTCTCCTTGGCGACCGAGCAGCCGCTGAACGGTTTTGCTCTCATAGATGCGGATACCCATCCATATGATAGAGAACAGGGCGGAGATCGCGGGGAGCCAAGCGATAATTGTTGCTCCCGCGGTAATGACTGAAGCTGTATCAATGAGATGCTTTGTCTCATCGGGAATGTTTGCGAACGGGTCCCTCACAGGTTGTCCCTCCACCCACGGCAAAACGCGGCACCACCCGCGGCGCTGATGTAAACGCCGACGCTCGTGCTTTCCAAAGCCATCATGGCAGCAGGGCCTGCCTGCTGGCCGGTGTTGTCTGTCGAGATGGTGCCCGGCGATGTGGAGTTGCCAGCACCATAAGCAGTGCTCGATGCAATGCCGGTATAAGCCGAGCCGGTGTTGAGTGCGTTGGGGTTGAGACGCACATGGATATGTGAGGCTGTCGGGGGCACCAAGGCGGCGACCGAAACCGAGGCATAAGTGACCGAGACGTTTGACGTATATGTGCCGGTGACGCCAGATGCGATAATGGGGATGGTGGTCGAGTTGCTGCCAGCGGTGACAATATACGTCACCTCGTTCCCATATTGCAGCGTGTTCAGCAGATACTTGCTGCCGCTGGAATCCGTGCGAACCGCGCCTACTCGGGCAAAGAAGGTGTAGCCGCTGGGCAGCGTCGGCGCGGTGGAGGACAGCGAGAAAAGCCCCGCGGTCGTCGTCGTCGTTGGGTTGTAGATTACATAGACGTAGTACCAAGTCGAAGCTGCAACCGCGCCGGTATCGAGGCCGTTCGCGCCGCTGGTGTTAATCGAGAGGGACACGTTCACGCTGCTCGCGGTAAAGTACCCCCCGGCGTTGTTGTACAGCGCCACGTTGCCAGCAGTCACTACCGACGTGAAGTTCGCTACACCTTGGGTGGCGATCTTTAGCGACCGGAATGCGCCGACCGGGGGGTGGAGGTTGTTGGCAAAGGCGGTGGTAGCGACGGTGGTGGAGCTGTCCCCGACCGCAGCAGTTGGCGCGGTAGGCGCACCCGTCAGCGCGGGCGAGGCGAGCGGGGCGTAGGGGGCGAGTAGCGTAGTGAAGCCCGCGCCCGAGACAGTACCCGACGTAGTGAGGGTCGTAGCCGAGACGGTCGTAGCCGAGACGGCCGTAGCCGAGACCGCCGCAGGCGTAGTGCTGCCCAGCGCCGGAGGCGAAGCAAACTTTGTAAGCACGTAGTTCTGGGTGGCTGCGTCTTGCGCCGAGCTCGGATCCGTTAGATTATGTATTTGGGTTGCGAAGGCGTTCATGCCCGCCCCCGAGCCTGCGTCGAGCAGCGCCCGGTTGAGAGCATTGAGCAACGTATTGAGATCGCTCATAACCTGAGTGGCATCGTTGGTCGTTCCGTTGGTGATCGTCACCGGGAGCGTTAGGCCATTGGCGATCGACATAAGTCAGTCCTCAGTAGTTCGGGTTGGCAAAGTAGCCAAGGGGCTGAAGTTGGGCGTATAGGTTGCCGATGTTCAGACTGCTTGTAGCAGAGAACGTCACTGAGACATAGGCTTGACGGAAGAACAACGGGTTCGGGAACCGTAGGGCGTACTGGCGAAGTGCCCCTACCCCCGAGCCCCAATAGCCGCCACCCCAAGTAGAGTACCCCCACAGCGTCGGCAGAGGCCCTTCGCCGTTGAACGAAGTCGTAGCCAGCGAGTAGCCATTGTCGTCGGTAACAGTTACGTTCGCAGAAGCACTAGACGAAAGCGACATCGACAGCGTCATCTTGTTCACGCGGTTGTAGGACAAGTGACCGCTGTCAGGAAGCAGCGCCGTCTGGTAGCTACAGGTCAGCTGTGCGCCATTCTCGATATAGACCGAGTTGTAGTTGGGGATCGCGTCCGACCGCCAGATAGAGGCAGCGGCTGCGGTAGGCACAACGAGAAAAGTGCCGCCGCTCGAGTAGGGCTGCACCGCCGTGCAGGGAAAAGTGTGGGGGCCTGTCCAGACTTTTTTATTAACGTCGAACCAGTACTCAGAAGTTGGGTTGCCCGCGGTAGCTCCGTTCGTCACGGTGATCCGATAAATGTTCTCTGCGAACCCCGCGCACATACGAGTGGGGTACACGGCGTTGAGGAAGGGAACTGCGACGCCGGTCCCTCCAACGCCGATTGGCTCGCTCAGGGTTCCTGAGAGCCCGAGAATACGAAGGCCGTCTACCGCCATAAACGCGGTGCCAACAGGCGTCCCGACAATAGTCCGAGGAGCCAGAGTTCCAACCGACCCCGCCACCGCGTTGAGAAGAAGGTTTGCTGTCGCCGGATCGCCGGTTACTTGGTAGAGAAAACCTGCGCCTTTGAACACAGTCATCGACTGCTGGACCCCGCCCGTGAGCTGCGAAGTCAGCGGCACACCGGACAGCGCGGTAATGTTTGTCGAGTCGCCAACGGTTATCGCTTGGCTTGCCAGGCTGACCTGTATCGCATTGAGTGAGTCGGAATAGACGAGATAAGGCCCTGAGCCGAAATAACATCTGGCATTGAAACCGTAAGCGCACGTTGGCACTGTCGTAAGCGGGTTGGTGTTCGTGTTGCCCGCGCCCCACCGCGGAGAAGCAGGGGTTCCTCCTGTGACCGTTAGTGCGATAACGCTGTTACTCGAAGTGGCGTTCGCACTGATCGTGATCGTGCCTTGGCCCGAAAAGATCACCGCGAGCCCCGTACCAGTAGCGGTAGCCGCCTGTGATATCGTCACAGAGGTGGAAGAGTTCACAACTGTGACATAGGCCCCCGGAGGAATATTCGGGCCTGTGACAAGCGTTCCGGGAATCACTCCGGTGGTAGACCCCAGAGCGTCCAGAGTCGTGTTGCTGTGGGTGCTTCCAGTAGTGCTCAGAGTGAACGTACCGTTCGTTGCAGACACCACGTAGGCCCCCGCCGGGATGCCGGTGCCAGAGATCGCTTGGCCGGGCTGCACGCCCTGTAAGATAGGAGCAGAGCTGCCTACGGTCGTCACGACGCCGGTTAGGACGTTAGACCCTAACGTCGTGTTCGCCACCATAGCCGAGGATACGAAGCTCGAAATATCGAGCCAGCCGAAGTAGGGGCCGCTGCTTCCGGGGAAGCCGGGGTGAGTTATGACGAGAGTGGTCGGCGTGACAGCCTGTATCGTCGGGGGAACCCAATCGCCAGTTGTCGGTTGGGTTGTGGGAAGGAGCCCTGCCGCGACGCCAGTCACTGTCTGGAGGACGCCGGTCCCGAGGTTGTAAACGAAAGGTTGATCGTACCCTGGATAGGTCGAGGAGCTAATCATCCCGTAGACATGGCTGTCTATGACGACGAAGCAGCTTATGACCCCCACGGCATTAATAGAAGACAGATCAACAGTCTTCACCGCCGCAGGACGGGGGGCAAATACATTCTCGGTATGGTAGGCGGGCACGAGGTTCTGCAACGTCGTCATCGCGCCCGGTGCGGCGTTAGTGCCGTCCTGCGCGTCACTAACCCCAAGGGGCTTGACCGTAACATCTCTCGAGTTGCGAAGCGCCACTTCAGCCAGCCTTTGCCCGTTTGAACTTCAGATAGTCCGCGCCTTCAAAAGGATCGGCAAAGCATTGTACCACATTAGGGCCTTGGGCTGAAGGGTCGATCGCCGCCAAGATAGAAGCGCCGTGCTTGAAGGAAGGGAAGTCGTGAACGAGCGCGTGCTCATCCTCAAACTTATACCCCCGAGCGCGGGCTAGGTTATAGACAAAGTTGCGATCAGGGTTCTCACCCTGGCGGATGCCGAAGTCGTGGTGGTGCCCGGCCACATACAGATGCGCCCAGTCCTTCATCTGCGCGGCCTTTTCCAGCCCGTGCATATTGTTCCACATCGAATGGCCCTTGAAGTTGTGCTGCGCCCACAGGCGAAGCTCGTGGCCGTTCGGGGCGACAAGTGTGATCTTCGCGCCCCAGTTCTCCATCGTCACGAAGTTT